AGGAAGTTAGCCGTGCGGGCTTTATCAGTGAGAATTGCCATTATTTAGCATCCTTCTTGTAAATAGCATCCCAAGCAGAAATACCATCGGTAACATTAACGGCTTGTCGGTCGCCTAGCACGCGCCGCGCCTTATCATCGTGCAACGCAGGCAGCATAGCGTGAGCTACTTCAATCTGCTCGTCTGTGAAATCCTTAGCTGCATCACCAACCTTCGCGGCAACTTCCTCACGCTTTTTCTTTTTAGCCGCTTTTTCAGCAATCATCGCGTCAATATCGGCATCAGTCAGGACGGCATCCTTGAGGGTTTTAATCTCAGCGTCCTTAACCGCAAGTGCAGCGTCTTTAGCGTCTAGTGCAGTTTTGTGGTCCTTGAGAAAAGCCGCAATGGTATCAGCATCTTTTGCTTCCACCTGCACAGCCTTATCGCCAAGGACAACCGTTTTCAATTCAACAGTCATCTTTTTATCCTCGACAGTTATTGGGGAAGCTCCCCATTGCGCATCCCCAATGCGGGCTTGCGATCCAGCGCGTCCTTTTTCGACAAGCGCCAAATGGTTAATGCGAATGTCAACCATTTCAAAGTCAGCATCCACACCATCACGGGCGGCAACGATATTAGCCGTGTAGCCCATTGAAATTTCTTTGTGCGTAGTTTGTGCAGCCGTTACAGCGGCAGCGTCTTTAATCATTGGACTAACTACAATCCAATCGCCATCCTGTTTAAAAGCATCGCCAACATCACCAACAGCGAATTGAGTATAGTTATCCGAATCAACCATAACGGCAGGATGATCAACGGTTACAGGAACCCGCGTAATGCTAATCAACGTATCCTTATGGAATACCTGATCAGCATGGCGATAAACACTAACCACGTCATCACGGTCAAAACCAGCAGCAATAGCCACATCGCCCAACTCGGATGCGCGGTAGTTCTGTGAGCCAGTTCGCGCTACTCGGCTAGTCGCAATGAGATACCCCTCTTGCGTCTTTTTAGTATCGCCAATTTTTGCGGCATCATTAAATCTAATCATGCTGACACCGTATCATTTTCTGAATCAGATTGCGAATTAGCCCCAATCACATCACCCTCATCTCCGGGGTCATCCAACACACCACCACCTTCAATCCATTCCTGATAAGATTGCTCCAAACCGGGAAAGGCGTTCAACTCAATAAGCCATTGCACAGTCGGCCCCGTTAGAATATCAGCGGGCATAGCTTTAGATTCCACAAGCGTTTTAACTGTTGCGGCGACCTTACTTGCGGACTCCACTCTTTCTTTTTCACTAGTCTCAGCAAGCGGCAACCACTCAACAAAGATTTCTTCAGGCCGAGAACCCAATGCTGACCGAATAACCGCCTCATTCAAATTAAAGCATGAGTTGGTAATTTCATTGCGCTGAATAGATGCGATATTCTCATGGTAGGTCAAAACATCTGTTTCGCCATTACTGCCCAATCCACCAGCGCGACCATAAACAAGCGAGTAAGGAACCTCAATTGCCGCGCAATACCCACGGCGGAAAACCTCCACAACGTCTGGCAGTCCAGTAAATGTAGACTGCTTCTGCTGATAATCCTCTTTCGTCATATCCTTGACAATGACTTTATTCGTCCGCTTCAATTGCGACATCAAAGCGTATCGTTCAATGATCTTGCGCTCAGTCACAGGGTCCTGAACAGCTTCCATCAGCCCTTCAACGCCCATAACGTCAATACGCGCCTCAGTGGTTAGCTCTGATACGTTTTCTTCAGCGCGCTCAAGCCAAGTGATCGTATTCCAAAGCAACGCCAGATCAGAAGTGCCAATTCCGTTATTAGGATCAGGATTGCGGATAAACTTAGACATCCTGCTAGGATGAATCCGAACCACATCCCCTGCATTAGCCGTTACCTGATACCATAGCGGCTGCATATAAGTCTGGCTCATAGGGTCAATATCCCAAGGGCCTTTCGTTACGTCAGTAATGCGCAACAGGTTAATAAATCGAATGCCATTCTTTCCGACCGACTCATAGTCCATCGGCGTATCAGCAGGAGTGCCATCATCCATGTAAATGTAGGCTTCACCGTCTAGCCGCGAGAACGTGACTGCGCGCTGTTTAACCTCGCGCAGGTTCAGCCGCCGTTCAGTTTGCGTCAGCAGGTTCATCTGTTGCGGATCAGCGCCGCCCCAAGTGTAACCCTTACGAAAGCAATCCTCTGGGATTCGGTCAACGGCGACCCGTGCTAGAATATGCTCAGTGTAATACTTACGCCACTTTGCAATGTCATAGATATTCCAGCCGCACGAATCCGCATAGGCAGACGGCATCCGAAGCGTCATGCTGGACAGTGAGTCGAGCACCTTCACCGGGGCTGCATCTGTAACTTGCGTAGGTTTCTTACGAGGTGCCATTGAATACCTGTTGACAATGATGCGTAGGGTATGCTATGTGGGGTGGAGTAGCAAATCAGCGGAGTGGAATGAGATGATAAAGGAAGAACTTTTGATTGAAGGCATCGACATGAAGCTGTTCAATTATAGAAATCTAGGTGTTATTATTGCCGCTGCCGGTAGTGACGACGTTTACTTGGATAGCGAAGATGCGATTATTGCAGCCCGCGCAATCCTAACCCACTTCGGCGAGGATAAGTGATGTTTAATTGGTTTCGCGCTAAGGAATGGCATGGCGATGTTGTTCATATGAAAAATTCATGCGCCGATATTGTGCGCAACGTTTATCTATCTGACGATGGAGAGCCTTATGTAGTATACTTTGGGGAACACTATGTGTGGCTAAACAAAAACCACGGATGGGATGTAACATATGTGCAGCGGGGGAGGACGTAATGCCAACAGACTACATCCGCGACACCATCTATGAAAAGAACGGCGTTGCAGTTACCGTTGATGCAAAGAAGAATCCGAGCATCTGGCTCAATAAAAGCCGGGTGATTGCATTGAATAAGGATCAGGGCGTAGAGGTTGCGCTGGCTATTTTGAAGGCATTGGGGGATAATTGATGGCAGACGATGGATATATCTACTATGAAGAAATTCAAATCATGGATGAAGGGAATGGCGAGTTTCGTATTAGCGCCGGGGTATCAGAAGATGGAGACTTGATTGTTACGAAACATGGGCTGATTGCTGCGGCAAATGCAATCCTAGATCACTTTATGGGCAAGCTGTGAACCACCGCTTCGAATCAGGCGATTCATTCCTGACATTCACGCGCGACGGGAAATACCTGCGCGTATCGTTTGATGATGGAGGTTCACGTATGCCGTGCGATGGGCTGCTGACTGAAGATGAGGCGCTGTATCTGGCGGCTGAGATTATTAAGGAGTTTGGGTGATGGGATACTTTTCGAACGGCACAGAGCACATGATGTATGAGGAGGAATACTGCGACAACTGCATCAACCAAAACCCAGATAGTGGCGGTTGCGCAGTAATGCTGGCCCATATGCTTTACAACTATGATGAATGCGATAATCCAGATAGCATCTTGCATCTACTGATTCCGCGCGCTAATGATGGGGTTGGCAATAAGAAGTGTACAATGTATCGGGAGGATACAGCGTGACTTGCTGCGGACAAGAATATGCTGACGAGCCTGATGGGGAATGCCCAGAATGTGGTGGGCCGACATACAAAGGAGAATCAGTTGACGATTGCTACTATTCGCCTATGGTATGCAAAACATGCAAGGCCAAGCCATGCGATGGGAGTTGCTAAATGACCGAAGCCTACAATAAAGACGGCGTAACCGTTTCGCTTGTTGACAACGAAGCGGTTATCATTTACCTAGAAGGCAGGCTGGCGTTGGAGTTGACGCTGGCTGAATGGAAACAGATTAATGTAGCTCTGGAGGGCTTGGGAAATGAATAAGTATTGCGTGGGTGATCGGGTGCGGATTTTGCGTAGCTGTTATGGTGCGGATAATCTGCAGGTAGGTATGGTAGCTGATGTATCTAGAGTTCGTGATGAATGTGGGATTCTCCTAAAAGGCACCTATGAAGAAGGTGACCCCCAACTTCTTTACTTCTCTAGCCTAGAGGTTGAGCCATACACACCATCGCGCTTCGAGATCGGAAAAACCTACAAGACGGCACAGCACGGCGAAGTAATATGCGTTTACATTCACCCCAATGGTCAAGCCCTGTGCTTGTTTGATCGTCATCATGATAAGCTAAATACAGCTTACGTATGGAATGCTGATGGCACGTATGATAGCGCATTGCCTAGCTCGGCGGGTCCATATCGGATTGTATTTGAGCCAATCATCGAAACCGTATCCGAGGACGTTGAAATTGCAGGCCAAGACGTGACGATTGAGTATACCGTGACGGATGGTGTTGCGGATATGGGTACGGTTAAGGTGCGATGATACTGGCCCCCGCTGGGAAACTGGCGGGGTTTCAATATCGGAACATACTACGGGTTATGCTGGTTTAGACGGAGTAATGTTACGGATTCGCTACATCAGACCGCCGCCCAATCGAACGCTACTCTCTTCATTAAGGGTTCGAGGCTATAGCGTAGGGCGTCACAATAGTGGTTGAACGTATCAACAGGCGTGTCCAAAATTTGCCCGCTCAATCTATCAATCTTCCAGCTATAATTACGAAATTCTTCTAAAGTATTCTTACAACGTGGATGGATATACACGCGGCGAAATGACCGGATAAACTGAATCCCATCCTCCACGCTTCCTTTGCCCTTATCAGCAGGCACAGACCTAGGCAGTCCCTTGTTCTTAACGTGGCTGATCATTGCAGGCTGTGCGCTATCCCACCTAGTTTCGTAGCGGTGGAAGTCTGGTATCTGCGCGGCTTCCTTAGCCACGTCATCAAGCTCAATCCCCTGCTTGCCTGCCTCATATTCAATCCACAAGCAGCCATCATGCACCCAACTACGGATCATTGCCGTGGGGTCTTGTGAATAGCCCCAGTCGCCGCCCTGATACGGCCCAGACCATCCAGTGCCGGGAGTAAACTCTTTCTGTTCAAATCGCCCGTTGAAGATTTGTGCGGCAGAGTTTTCTAGGTATGCGCCCAGCCATACATGCGCCCATGTTGCGTAATCAAGTATCTCGCGCTGGCGATCACAAAGCTTCTGCAGGCCGGATGGAAAAAATGGGTTGTCAGTGTAGTTGATTTCACGCACCACAGAATCAACGGGCGGATGTGTGCGGAACCGGAAATCAACTGGGGAGCCTTTTTTGCGTGGGTTCCAAAGTGTCCAAATTTCGGACTTAGGTTGGCGAAGAACAGTGGCCTCTAATTGAAGCCAGCTTTCCTCTGGAATATCTTCGGCTTCCTCAATAATGCTTAGATCAATTTTGGCCAGCGACTTAATCGCCGTGGGGTTAGTGTGCAGGCCCTTGAACATAAACTCAGTGCCGTTCTTACCTACGATCTTATCGCGCTGAATATCATAATGATCGGATAGCCATTCGTGGGCCTCAATCGCTGCCTTCAACTCGGCATAAAATGATTGGCTAATGCTGTTTTGATATTCACGCAAGCACAGGATTCTTAGCTTTTCAGCATAGCCCCACACAGCCGCCACAAGCGCCGCAGAGAATGACTTGCCACTACCCCTGCCACCCCATAGCGCGCGATACGACACAGACCCGCGCGGATACCGCACAGGGTCAAATACTTCTAGCACTGCTGGTGAGAGCGTAACGCTAGCTGTCTGCGCCATCATCCGCCTGTGTTGCGGCAACCAAACGAATAACAGTTGGCCCTTGGCTATCGTCCGTGCTGATCAGGTCAAGTTGCTGCCCCGCCTTCCCATAATACCGATCCATCGCATCGCGCGTTAGGTTCAACACTTGCGGGTGTTTAATCAATTCCAGCCGCTGCTCATCCGAATACCCCTCAGTAACCCGCTCAATCGTATCAAGCCACCAAGTATGAATAATCTCAGCCTTCTCAGCATTCCTGCGACGTTTAGCCCATGCCTCGGTTGTATTCCCGCGCGGATTGCCGGATTCACCCTTAGCAAAGGGGCGCAGGTTGGCTAGGCTTTTCTCGGATGGGTTACTCATGCATCACTCCTATTCAGTGCATTCTACACTAATTCAGGAGTGCGTTCAACTTCACGGAGAATTGCGTTTAGGATTGCCATGCCTTTGGGTTTGCGGATGCGGTATCGGATAGCCCTATGTTTAGATGGAACATCCAAATCCCAGATTGCTGGCGTACCTTCGATGATGCAGACAAATTCATACCCCGTGTCGTAAATCACATGACCAAACTCCCCCACACACGGGCAACCCTTCCCATCATGATCAATCCAAGGCCCCCACTCTACATCATCGCTCATCCTCAAAACCCCAAATAAACAGGAACACAAATCGAGCCTGTGGTGTTGTCATTAACCAGCGTCGAGTATGCCTGCCCATTAACAGTCACGATCACATTCTCAGGCTCATCACCCGGCCCCTTGATAACCTGCACAATAGAACCTTCAACCTGATATGCCTCATCATTAGGCCCAGCAGCTAGGCGGTTATCATACTGCACTAGATATTCACACTCAGGCGTGCGGGATACTGTCGTGGTGCCGTCTAGCTGCCACATGGTGAATAGGAGTTCAATCATAGTGTATCACAATCAATGAATTTCATGTTGGAAGAGGTTATTGCAGACCAGTTTGCTTCCCTTACTTCATGATAAAAAGGCCAGAAGGAAACGCACTTATAGACCTTAAGCCATCTCAGCGTTCTGTGATCACGATACACCCTATATTTCTCAATCATACTTACTCTTAACCTCCAGTTGATCAAACCACCGCTCGCAATGTTCTAGCGCGGCTTCAGTGGCGAACGTGTCATGTGATCGGATAGCGCGGCGGAGTCTGTTTAGGTCGGATAGCATGGTTGCCGTGCGGGCTGCGGTTACGAATGGGCGCTGTGGAGTTGGGATAACTCCGGCAGGCATCTCGGACCAGTCTATGGCTTCCTGCATATTGTAAAACCTTTCGCCGATACTCCGTCCACAAACATAACCCCACCGCGCAACTCTAACCGATCCACAGACTTAACATGCTTTGCCGTCTTTGCACACCATCCCCGATAGATCAGGATTGTGTGGCCGGATGCGATTGATGCCGTTGCGAAGTTATAAATCTTGTGCATCCCATAGCCTCCTGCGTGACACGACCCTAATCTGGCCTTCCACACGTATAAGCCTGCAATCTGATTCTGTCAAGCCCATTCTCTTGATGTAATCGCGGGCTTGGGTTACTGAGTCGGGGTGATCTGCGTTGGCGTATAGGATGAATCCCGATGGTATCATGACGTTAGCGCCTGAAACGCAAGCAGCGACCAGAACACAGGCCATCCAACTTTACCGCCAGTTAGTAGGTGGGCTATGATGCTAATAATCACGGTGATCATGCCGCCACCCTAAGCTTAGTATACCCCTGAACATTAGCCGCTTTAGGTGTTCCGCCAGTAGTAGGAGGTTCAGGTGGGTTATTGCTACCCGTAGCCCAGATCATATGCGAGATGCCGAAGTAAGGATGCGCCCATAGTTCTTCACGGTCGCCAATGCTGGTTAGGCTGGGCTGCGCATGACGCCACGGGTCTTGCCGTTTTGGGCGTCGGTCGTTTAGGTTGATTACGTTATCCACGCAGCATCTCCTTAACAATACGCCGAAGCCGCCGTGAGTAACTACGCTTGGCTTGCTTGCGTTCACGAGGACGCCAGTTTAGAAGCAGATGCCAGCGTGACAGCGCGTCGTATTCAAGCCCGCCCTTCATTGGTATTTTATTGGGAGGCAGGCTGTTGTAGTATTCTTGCAGCGCGGCTAAATCCTCAGTTGATCCATCGCCTTGACCTAAAACCATATTAATTGGCATTCTAGTCATACTCCCGATCCTCCTCTACCATTTCAAGCAGCCACATCCCATGATGCGTAATCTGTAGTCGTTGCATATCCCCGTCCAATACACACGTTACTAGCCCCCGGTCAAGCGCCTTGTGAATCGTCGCCTTGCAGTTACCCGTTGAGTCATAACCAAGACGGCGGGCTAATAGGCGACATTGCTGCCCGCCCCAATACAGCGTCTCCGAGTCAGCCAGTAGCTTCAGCACTGCAAGCTCATCGCGATCTAGGATAACATCCGTATTAACCCACGGCGGGCGTATATTCGAAGTCTGAACCGTCTGCAGGTCTTTCTGCCATTGGTATGTCAGGCATGCTAGGTAGGTTTCTTGGGTTTGGTCGTTGGGTGATGGAGGGGTGAATAGGTCACTCATCTACGCGCATCCTATTTACTGCCGCGAGAATCTCAGGTTTGGTAAATCCGGCATCCTTCATTTGCTTCTCTACTTTTTTTGCCGTCGCCCCAGCCCTAGATCCGTAATCCCATAAAGCTAGATCAGCCTGCTGTTCTCGCGTTAGTCCACTCATAGTCACCTCCTGTTATTTACACTCACCCGCATAGCATATCCGCCCGGTTAAGGGCGGGTTAATTATAGATAAACACAAACTCATTTGCGGCAGTAAGTTGGTCAATCGTGTTGATATTAATAGCCACACCCATAACCATAGTCAAGCGGTTGGCAGATGCAATGATAGCAATGTCCCGCAGTTCCTTAGAGGTAAACCGAGCCTCATATGAGGGGGTTGCAATAGTGATACGGTTTTCGCCACAAATACGCTGGCCGATAACCCGCGCCTTAATTCCAGCAGATTTGATGCGGCTGCGGATATGTGCGGTCATTTCTTTGTGGGTCATAGTCATGGCTCGTCCTTTTCTGTTGGGTTACTTATACGCCACGATTCGCATCACGTCAACCCCCTAAAATATCGCCGCTAAAGGCCAATCTATAACCCATAGACCTAAACGGATACGCCCGCTGCAGAGTCACCCCCTACAGCGGGCTAAAATCGTGGTGTGCGCTGATTATAGCGCATCTCCTTTGCGGGCGCGGATGGAGTCGGCGATACGTTGGCCGCAGCCGATGGAATATGGGTCAGCAGAGGAATAGCTGCCCTTTGACGCAATAACGGCGCAGGCTTCGCGTTCAGTTTCGCGTGCCGACCGTGCCATGGAGTCTGCCCTTACTCGTTCCGCCTCCACCGCGTTCGCCACGGCAGCTTGCACGGCGGCGGTGTGGTCTGCTGGAACGCGAGTATTCCATGCGGCAATGGCATCCGCGTCAGTTTTATATTCTCTGGATACGAGAACAGAGCACTTGCCCATGCAGCCTATCCATGCGGTTCTCTCCATATGCGCCCGCCAAATCTCAGCTTCACCACCACAGAACGGACACGGGGCCAGACGCGCGGCTAGGGCGGGATCGGGGGTTGGGGTCATTTGCGGGGTCCAATCACGTGCTTAATGTAAGCTCTGGCGGCGACTACGCCAGCGATGTATCCGAGAACGATTGCGGCGACGTATTCCATCACTCCCCCTTCCGCGCGAACGGTGCGAGGGCGGCGTTCGCCTCTACAAGCCGTTCATCAATCAATTCCTCGTCCGCAAAGGAGATGCCACCTAATGAGGCAAACTCTGCGGCACAGAACCCAAGCGATTGCTTTGTGCGCGTCAGTGACCCAACCAGCGCCCGCACTTCCGGCAACGCCGCCGCCGCCGCAAGCAGTTCGGCGGGGGTGGGTTGCGCGCGTTTTGCGATTTCGTAGGCTCTGGCGTGCAGGCCGTGCTTTTGCAGATCGGGGAAATACGCCAGATCATCACCAAGTTTGGCAATGTCCTGAGCGATCGCCACCGCCCCTAGTGGGCTGGCGGGGTGCAGGGCGGAGAGGATGGCTGCGGCGTGCTTCTCATCCCACTCGGCTTTATCCGCAGGGGTGAATGCAACGTATTTCTGCCCCAGTTGCGCGGGGTTCTCTGCCCGCCAGCAAGGCCCTTCTTCTGCAAACCCTGCGACCCACTCCAGCGGCTTCACCCCCACATCGCGGGCCTCTGCTGCGTCCTGCTCACCCTGCGCCATGTCGTTAATTGTGGCTTCGATCCAGTCAGCTTTCAGGTTGATGTTAGCCTCTGCTGCGTCGAGGGCGGCGCGAAGGGCGATCAATGCCTTGGCTTCCTCACAAACAATGGTTTCATCGCCAATCATGTCACGGACGGTGCGGTTGACGCACGCTACCAGCCGCTTAATGTTGGCATGGCTAATGTCGGTATCACCCACGGTCTTGACCTCCTTCTATGATGCGCTCCAAAATGAAGTTGACTTGATCAAACGGCATTCCCTCATTTTCCTTCAAATCAGCTACGACACGCATGACCTTCCTCACCTCAGAGGCAATCTGTCTGACTTCCGGCGTGTCTTGGTTCCACCAATCAAACAGCACCTGCGCGGCCTCCTCCACTGTCACCACCCGTGTCTGCACATCTTGTGCTACATCCGGCGATACGGGGCGTGGACTGTTGCATTCCGCTGAACAGATAAACTTGCCGTTCACCATGATGCCGTGCGCGGCTTTCTGCTTTGGCTTTCCGCAAACATGGCAGTAGGTTGGCGATCCTGTGCAGGG